ATAGTATTGTTAATCCGTTGGGGATTGACCGGGGAGAATTGCCGGGGTATTGTGTCCCTGTTAATTGGGATTTGTTTAACAATGAAAAGTGAAATACGGGTTGAGGTTCCCGCCGATTGCCGATTGGTCGGAGTAAGGACGGACGGCGATGTTGTCGTTATCATTTACGAGCCAATCCAAAACGTCCGGCAAATTGGATTTATCCATTACCCGGAACCCGACGACGAAACCGAGGAACCCGAAAATAAAAAGTAAATATGCAGTACAGCAATAAGGATTACAACCCGGAAAAGCACGACCGTTGGCGTGCGTTGACCGTAAAACAGCCATACGCAAATGATTTGGTAACGGAGGCGTACAAGGACGAAAACGGTATTGTTTACGGGAAAAAGACAATTGAAGTTCGGAGCAAAAACACGTCATACCGTGGCGACGTGCTGATATGTTCCGCAGCGTCCCCGGTTTATCCGGGAATGGAAAGCGGCGTTACTTTGGGATTGGTTGAGTTGTACGACGTAAAGCCGATAAAAGAGTTTACGCCGGAGGATTGGGAAAACACCCGGATTCCAAAGGAAAAGAGGGCGAAAATAACAAAGGGGTACGGGTGGTTGATGCGCAACCCCCGCCGGGTTATTGAATTTCCGATTAAGGGGCAATTGGGTATCTATAATCTCGTATATACCAAAGATTGTATATTGCCGTACCCCGTGGCAATGGTAATGGATAAAAAGGGTTATGAATTAGCAAGAAAGGAGGCACACAATGAGTAAGGACAAACACACCGTCCAAACAGGCATACACGTTGGGCGGGTCGGCGTCTATGTTTACGCCCGTGAGTATTGGCAATATCATAGTTGGCAATTTGGGGTATCCATTGATGCAATAAACGGTTACGACCGTTATGTTGATATTGAGGCGAAAATATTGTTTTTCGGCATTGGCATACGGTTTATATGGATTAAAAGAAAGGTAAAACAATGAAAGCAAAGATTTTATTGTTATCTTTGGCAACGCTTTTGTTGGGGGCGTGCCAAAGCGAGAACGAACCAACGGAAACATTTTATTTACTTCAAAAATCCGAGAGCATGGAAGAAAGAAACGAGTTTGTAACGAATACCACGGCGGCAATGATACAGATAAACGCCCCCCGGTATAATTGCGAGATTGTCGAAACCGCATTAGCGGGCGGCGATAGGGTACGAATTTGCGTAAAAGGCTCAAAGGAAGATTTGGACGCATTGTTTGACTATATAAACGAAGCGGGCAAAGAATGAGAGTAAAGCAACCCGAACCGTTCGACCGGGAAAGGGAGTATAAGCCCGGCGAACGGGCAATTGTCAACGGTACGGTTTTAATTGCTACACTATGGACACCCGCCGCACAACGGTTGGCAGATAGTTCCAAAACATTATTTTGCCAACGTTGTGTTCGTTGTAAGATTAGGAAAGATATTTGTACCGGGGCAAATCTGAAATGTGATAAATACAGCCGTACCGACCGGAAAACAATTTTTTGGCGGTTGGCATATCCAAAGAGTAACGCAGTAAGAACAATTAAAAAAAATAGTAATGAATAAACAAGTATTAAGCCCCTTTGATTGCGATATGTGCGCAATGATTGAGGACATAACAAAACAAGAAATTGAGGTTACGGCGTCCGATACTTCAATACGTTTGAGTTGGGCGCAAAATGGAAGCGAGGGAAACGATAAAGCCGAGGGACAAAGGATTGAGGCGTTAAAACAGGCAATCCGGGGACGATTGGGCGACCGTCTTATTGAGTTCTTTTATGACGATGGTATGCAGTCGGTTTATATGAAGTACGACCCGGAGGAATACCCGGAGGAAATGCGCACCCGATTAACCGACCCGGACGCCACGGCGGGAACCCGATATTGCCGCACGTTGTTAGAAGTTGACGCAATACAGGTACGCCGGGACAATTTGGACGACCTGTTGAGATTTACCGGAGGCGGAACCATGACGATACCGAGAACCCCGAACGGGCGGGCGGTTTATTCGTTCCCGGACGGCAACGGCATTTTCATTGACGCCCCGGAAACGTCTTACATTATCCGGGAACCGGACGGACGATTGACAACCCGCCCGGAAAAAGAGTTTAACCGGGAGTTTGAGCCGAAAGGCGTAAGCGTACCGAAAGAACCCGGCGATAAGGGATGCGGGAATTGCGCCAACTTTACAAACGAGGACGTCAACGGGAACGGTTATTGCGAGGCGTTCAAATGCGAACAATCGTGCGGCGTTATGCCGTGCCAAGAGTACAAACCTAAAAATCAATAAAGCGATGAACAAAAGAGAAAAGTTTTTGAAAGAGATTGCCGAGGTTATCAACCGTAATTCGTTGGAGGCGCATTTTAACGATACCCCGGATTACATATTGGCGAAAGTAGCAGTTGAAGCAATGGAGAATTTCGCCCAAGCGTCCGCACAAAGGGACAATTGGCACGGGTTCAAAGAAGCTGATAAGCCGGGCGAGGTTGTGCGGAATGAGGATTGCGACAATTGCCCGGTTCGGGGGATTTGCCCGGAGCATAAGAAGCCGGAGGCGTTCGACGTCCCAAAGGAGGTGCAAGCAGTGGCGGAATTTTTCGGTAAGATGTTCCCCGGTTCCAAAGTAGAAATACACCGGGTCGAAATGCCACGACAAAACCCAAGGGATAAACGCAGAGCGAAAAACAAACGCAAAGGAGGGCGTCGAAATAAAACCCGTTGATTTTCCCGGCACCAATGTAGTATTTGCCAAAGAGCAACCGGAATATATACCATTACCCGCAATGAGAATACCGGACGACCCGCAAGGGCTAATAATAACAAAGTGGGAATTATCCCCGGACGAATTGAAGCGGATACAGGAAACCGGGACAATTCATTTATCCGTACTAACGTTTAATAAGCCATTGCAACCCGTGTTACTGACGGTCGATTTACCGACCGAATAAGAGAGCGCAAGCCCCGGAAAACAAAGCCGGGGTTTTGCCGTTTATATGTGAGAGAGAACAAACGGTTGGCAATGCGGCGAAAAAGCCGTAAATTTGCCCCGTGGTTAAAAGATAACCGCAGAGATATAGAAAGATTGGTTAAGACAATAAAGCCTCTTAAAATGGAAATTCCGTGCAAATAACTTGCAAAAGGGTAAGCAACGTTTTAAGGAGGTAAACAGGGGAAAGGATAAAGCCCGGAACGAAAGAACAAAGGCAAAGGAGCCGATAAGGAACCAAGCCAAAGGACGAAAAGGCGTAAAAGGCAGATTTTGAACCCTGTTTGACATTAAAAGAAGTTAGACGATGGGAAAATTGAACAAAGGGCGAAAGCCCCCCGGATACAACAAACGTTCCGAGGAACAAAGGATTTACGATGTACGGTTTTGCGCCGACTTGTTTTTGCGTGGTTATTCGTATCGAGAAATTGCCGACGCATTGAACCGGGATTTGTCCGCCCGTGGCGTTGGTTATACAATTTCGTTTCAAATGGTCTATTACGATTTGCAACAATGCCTTATCGAATGGAAGCGGGAACGGTTGGAAACAATCGACGAATATGTTACACAGGAATTGCGAAAGTTGGATAAAATGGAGCAACAAGCGTGGGAGGCGTGGGAGGTATCCAAAACCGGAAAGAAGCGCACCAAAGAGAAAACCAACCGTGGGCGTCCTATCAAAACGGATGCGACCGACGGCGACCCGGAATATTACGGGTATGACGAAACGACCGTTGAAACGTCGGCTGGCAATCCCCGGTTTTTGGATTTGTTGTTGAACATTCAACAACGCCGGGCAAAGATGTTGGGATTTGATGCACCAATTAAAATTGAGATTCCGGGAATAAAAGAAAGCATAAACGGCGATGCACCGAAATATGATGTATCAGCAATCCCGGACGACCTATTGTTTGCGGTCGCCGATAAATTGCAAACAGCAGAATATAAAAAACAATTAGCGGAAAAAGGAGTAATTGACGATGGCACGGACAACAAAGAATAATATCAAGAAAAAGGATGAACCGAAACCCGTACACACGTGCGGCGAATGTGGTTGGGGCGAATTTTATTTTAAACATTCAAATTTGGATATGGACGGAAAGCCAATTTCTTTAAAATGCCCGTTTGTTCAAAATCGCAGCATGATACGTTCGGAAAAAGCGTGCGACAAATGGAAAAAGAAACAATAAATTGGTCGGTTTTTTAGATTTCCGGTTTTTGCGTCAGAAAAAACACGGGGAAAATACAAAAACATGTAGTCTATTTTTAAGAATTAAACAAAATGGATAAAGAACAATTGCTTAAAATGTATGCAGCATTGAAAAACAACCCCGGCGAAATAGTAAAAGCGGCGTCACGTAATAGGCTGATAAACTTTGCCCGGTACATGCAACCGGATTTGGCTTTGGAACCGTTTCACGTCGTATATTATACGTTGTTGGATATGTTTGCACATGGCAAAATACGAAAAATGATTGTGCAAATGCCGCCCCAACATGGGAAAAGCGAGGGTTCAAGCCGAAAGTTACCCGCTTTCATGTTGGGATTAGACCCGGACAAAAAGATTTGTATCGGGTCGTATGCGGCAACCATTGCGAGAGATTTTAACCGTGACGTCCAAAGAATAATTGATACAGCAAATTACCGTGATTTGTTCCCGGAAACGTATTTGAACGGTTCCAACGTCGTAACAATGGCTAATACGTATTTACGAAATTCTGACGTCATAGAAATGGTTGGGCATAAGGGTTCGTTGCGTGTTGTCGGTCGTGGCGGTTCGTTGACGTCAAAAACGGTTGATGTATCTATTTTGGACGACGTTTACAAAGATTATGCCGAGGGTAACAGCCCGATAGTACGGGCGGCGGCGTGGAAATGGTACACAACCGTTGTTCGTACCCGTTTGCACAACGATAGCCAAGAACTTATAGTATTTACCCGTTGGCACGACGACGATTTGATAGGACGCATTGAAAAGAGCGGGGAAATAATCATTGATGTAACCCGTTGGGCGGATTTGGAAAACATACCGCCGGGCGCGTGGGTACGTATAAACTTTGAGGCGTTGAAAACCGGGGAACCGACCGAGATAGACCCCCGCCCGGTTGGGGCTGCATTATGGGAGGGACGGCACAACCGTATGAAGTTGGAAGCGCAAAAAGCATTAGACCCGGTACAATTTCAATGCCTCTATCAAGGCAACCCCGGTTCCGCCGAGGGTCGATTATATCAGCCGTTCAAAACGTGGGTTGAAAAATCCGATTACGGCACGTACATACGTTCCGGCGCATACATTGACGTTGCCGATGAGGGCGACGACCTTTTGTTTGGTGCAACGTATGACGTCTATAAATCCGACAACATGGTTTTCAATGAAAAGACAAAGCGGATGGAGCCGTTATTATTCGCCCTAATTACCGATATGGAAATGACGGACGAAAACACGGACGTAACAACCGTAACCGTTCCGGCGATGATAAACCGCAACGGCACGCAAAAAGCATGGGTTGAGAGTAACAACGGGGGTGCGGGCTTTGAAAAGGTTATTAAAAAGAAAGTCCGGGCGATTACAGACCCGTTTTATCAAGGGGGTAATAAAGAAAGCCGGATAATAACAGCGTCCGCAATGGTTAATCAACATATAATTATGCCGTTTGGTTGGGAAACCCGGTACAAAGCCATTTACGACCATGTAACCGGATTTTTGCGCAATTTCGGAGCCAACACGCACGACGACCCGGAGGACGGATTGACCGGGATATATGAAAAGGAGATTGCGGACGGCAATATACAGCCATACGCACACGCAAACCGAGGCGTAAGACGACGCAATTAGCAATATTTTTGAGATATACAAGATTATCCGGGGAAAAGTTTATAACTTTGTAACCGAAACGAGAGGGCAAAGGGACAGCCCCGGAGAAAGTAATAATATTTTTAACGTTAAAAACAAAGATGTATGATTTGTAAATGTCCAGCGGCGGTGTCGTTGCCCGATGTACCCGCAATTACGTGTTCGGAAAGTTTCGGACAGGTTCAGAAAGTGGCTTTTCAACGTCTTATGAAAGACGACGGAAGCAAAAACAGTTTTACGAGTGAAAAAGCGATTACGGCGTTAGCGCCATGGGCGTCCCTGTTATCGGCGGCGGATAGCACGAAAATAGTTGTTTCGCCGTATATCCAAGCCCCGACCGCCGAGGCGGGAGCCGCCCGCACCTTTGGAGGCGGTAACGAAACGTTAGGAGGCGTCGAGGAGATTATTGGACGTGAACCAACCCCGTTTACCGGAGTTATCCGCAAAGCCCCGCAGGAGGTTATCAAGGCATTAAAGGAAATGCAATGCGAAAGTTGGGGCGGCAATTTGGGTATCTTCATTTTCGACGAAAACGGCGCAATCGGCGCAATCAAGGGGAGTACAGACGGTACATATTACCCGATACCGATACGTTCGTTGTTTATCGGCGATAAGACGTTGGGCGGATTGGAAGCCCCGGACAGCAACGCAATACAATGGTCGTTTTTGCCGAATTGGTCGGACGATTTGGCGATTGTTGCCCCGGCGTTTAACCCGCTTACGGATTTGAAACCCGCATCAAAGTAATGACGGCGAAAGTTACAAAGGTCGTGTTGGAGTGTCCGACCCTTAACACGACCGAAGAATTTGAGATTAACCACGCCGAACGCCTGTTGCGGATGCCTAACAATGGCGGTTGGCAGTTGCCCGAAAAAACACCTTTTGAATTTAGCAAAGAAAATGGGATTAGATATAAAACGCATAAGAAAGGAAATAACGGAACCGAGGAAAAAGGCGACGATAAATAAAGCGGTCATACACCAAAACCGCATTAAATTTCACGCCCAAACCAACGTAACGCCCTTAATGTGTTTACCCACGACCGATTTTTTGGCATGGGTTCAAAATCTTATCCCGCACGATAAATTCAAAATCTTCAAAACATTGTTCCGTTACCCCGTTCGTACCAACGAGGTAACGGGCATTTGTTTTGATAAGTTAAGCCGTATTTTCGACGGTCGTAACCCGGCGTTCAACTATCAATTCCAAAACACGGAACAACGGGACGATTGGGAGTATTACCGCCAAGATGTATTAAAGGAGCCGGAAATTTGGAGTACGAAAGGTTGGGAGTTTTTCAAGACGGAAATAAACAGCGTCTTAATAATTGATTTGCCCGCCGAGCAAAACCCCGCCGACCGATACCCGACCCCGTATTTTTATTGGCTACCTATCGAAAGCGTCATAACCTTTGAGGCAAACCGGACAACCGGGGTTATGGATTGGATAATTTTCCGCCAACCCGATAAACGTATTGCAGTTATTGACGATGAACGATACAGAGTATTTGCAGAGGACGACGGCGGCAACATAGGCGAATTATTGGTTGATAACCCACACGATTTGCGCTATTGCCCCGCCCGTTTCTTTTGGGACGAGCCAATGAATTTGCGAGAACCGGACGTTAAACAATCCCCGCTAACAAAAGAATTGGAGGCGTTGGATTGGTTTTTGTTTTTCCATATATCAAAGCGGCATTTGGATATGTACGGGGCGTACCCGATATATTCCGGTTACGAACAATCGTGCGATTTTACAAACGCCGAAAACGGCGATTATTGCGACGGTGGATTTTTGAAAGACAAACAAGGGTATTACAGGTTAGACCAAGCCGGGTTATTGATGCGTTGCCCCAAGTGCGGCGACAAACGGATTACCGGGGCGGGTTCCTTTGTTGAAATACCGATACCGGACGGGGACAAACAACCCGATTTGCGGAACCCGGTACAAATGTTGACCGTTGACCGTACAAGTTTGGATTATAACGTTGAGGAAGAAAAGCGATTGCGGGAAAACATTATTACCGCCGTCGTCGGACAAAACGAGGAAGTAACCCAACGGGAGGCATTCAACGAACAACAGGTTAAAGCCGCATTTGAGAGCCAAAGCACGGTATTAAACCGAGTGAAAAAAGGCTTTGAAGCCGCACAACAGTTCGTCGATGAAACGGTTTGCCGATTGCGATACGGCAATATGTTCGTATCTGCAAAAGTCAATTACGGCACGGAGTTCTATTTGTACGACGCAAGCGAGTTGCGGAACCGTTACAAGTCGGCAAAGGAAAGCGGCGCAAGTGAGGCAGAATTGGACGCCCTACAAAATCAGATTATCGAAACGGAGTACCGGAACAACCCAACCCAATTGCAGCGTATGTTAATATTGGCAGAATTGGAGCCGTACCGCCATTTGACCCGGAACGAGGTATTGGATTTGTACGGGCGTAACTTAATCCCGGAGAATGAATTGCGTATAAAGTTGAATTTCGCTAACTTTGTCCGCAGGTTTGAACGGGAGAATACAAACATTTTGGAATTTGGAACGCAAATACCATTCGACCAAAAGATTTCAGTAATAACAAGTAAATTTAACGAGTATGCACGTAAAGACAGCAACCGAGGGTAAAACAAAGGACGTCGCAATTACCGACGTCACCCCCGAAAATTACATTGTACCGAGCAACGAACAACATTTGTATCATTGCATTATCGAGGTGCGCAAGTTTGACAGCGAAACGGGCAAACGCTTATCCGTTCCCCGTATCCAAAAATTCGGCAAAAAGTCCTTTGAAAACGGCATTTTGGACGCACTGAAAAAACAGGGTTACACGATTACCGTATTGCACGACCCCAACGAGTACGTCAAGGCGCAAGCCGAGGAAAAAGCGGCACGAACCGCCGCACAGCAGAAAGCCGCCGAGGAAAAAGCCGCCGCCGATGCAAAGGCAAAGGCAGAAGCCGAGGCGAAAGCCAAAGCCGAGGAAAAAGCGGCGTTAAAGGCTGAAATTTTGGCGGAATTGAAAGCGGCGGGAGTTATCCCGGCGGAACCCGCCAAAGAAACCAAAGCCGATGCAAAGGCAAAGGCAGAAGCCGAGGACAAACCCGGAGCGAAAAAGTAACAGAGTATTAAACCATTAAAAATACGATTATGGCACAGATTGCACAGCAGGACAATTTGGTTATTGAAGTAACAACAACCGCCGCCGCATTGGATGGCGCAACAAAGAAAAAGTTGATTGAATGTATTGAGGGCGGAACAATTACCGACGTCATTTTGGTAACAAAAGAGGTTGAAAAGAAAATCAGCCATGCACGTGTTGTTAGTTGGTTGGTTAACACAACCGGGGATTCGCCAAAATACACAATTCATATTATTAACGCAAACAGCGGAGCAGTAGCAGCAATCGCACTTAATTAATTCAAAGGAAAAGAATTATGTTAACGAGAGAAATTTTAGTTGCAAATGCGGCATTAGCCGGATTAACCGACGAACAAATTGCGGCGATTACAACATTGTCCGCCAACGACGAAAATAGCGTTATCGCCAAAAAGACGGGCGAAATTTACGGCGGATTGGATGCCGATATTTTGGCGGCGTCCGGTATTGCAAAGAACGGAACCGAAAAAACGTTTGATTACGCAAAACGTGTGGTCGCCGAGTTCAAAACCAAAGCGGAAAGCGCAAGCGCATTGCAAACCCAAATCGACAGTCTGACGAAAGAAAAGGCACGTTTGGAAAAGGCAATTGCCGACGGTGCGAGCGATGCGGAAACCGCAAAGGCTTTGAAACAGGCGAAAGCCGATTTGACGGCGGTAACAACACAGTTTAACGACCTCAAAAAGAAGTACGATGAAGCCGAAAAGAAATCCCAAACGGAATTATTCGGCGTCCGTATCGAGGGCGCATTGCAGGCGGCAACCGCCGGGTTGAAATTCAAACCGGGATTGCCCGAAAGCGCAACAAAGGTTTTGTTGGCGCAAGCAATCGACAAAATCAAGGGTATGAACCCCGAATATATCGACGACGGCAAAGGCGGCAAAATCATTGCTTTTAAGGACGAAAGCGGCGCAATTATGCGTAACCCGAACAATCAGTTGAACCCGTACACACCCGGCGACCTGTTGGCAAAGGAATTGGATACAATGGGTATTTTGGATAAGGGACGCCAAGCCGGAGGCGGTGGAACGGTTCCCCCGGGGGGCGGTTCCGGCGGTGGTAGCGGAACAACCATTGACGTAACGGGTGCAAAAACCCGTGTCGAGGCTTACGAAGCAATCGCCGCAAACCTTATGGCGCAGGGTTTAACGGCGGGTTCCGAAAAGTTCGACGCCGCAATGAAACAGGCATGGCAGGACAACAATATTGCCGCATTGCCGGAAAAGTAAACAATCACGGGTAAAGGGTAAACCCGCATTTAATAACAATTAAATTTTTAACATTATGTCATTAGTAGCAACAAGATTGCAGAATTGGCGGATTGAGAACCCGGAATTAGACCGTAATATGACCCGCCCGTGTGAGTATGGCGCATTGGATTTCTTCATTGAGCAAACCAACGCCCCGTCCTCAATCATTAACCCCAATTTGCGTGACCGTGCGTTTGCGTCTATTGGTAACACGGTACAAGTACCCGTTATCAATTACGACGGCGATGTACAGGTTAGCAATGTCCGTTCGTGCGTTATCGCTGACGATGAAAATACGTCCGCATTGGTAACGGTTGTTTGGGCGACTTATGCCATTGGCTTTACAATGGTTCCCGCCGCCTATATGAACAACGAAATTTCCTACGAACACGACTTTTTGCGCAAAATGGAAAAGACGTGCCGGGCTTTGGCGGACAAATTGGACGTCGGAGCCGTTGCCGCATTGGAGGCAAACAAAACACAGGTGTTCAAAACGTTGCTTAATTACACGGGGCCGGGCAACGTGATACAGGTTCCAACCCAAATGGCGACCGAGATTTTGGGCGATATTAACCCGATTATGCGGGCTAACTGTTACCCGGAATATATCCACATTATCGCCAACGCCGGGGTTGATAGCCTTATCCGTAAACTTGCGCAACATGGCGTTTACAACGACGTAAACAAGCGCATGGAGTACGACAACAAGGTTTTGCACTACACGAACAACGTAACCGACGAAGAGGGCAAAATGGGAACCATGTTTGCCGTTGCTGACGGTAATGTTGGTATCCTTACCCGTGTTGACCGTGAGGCATTGCGCCGCACCCGTGCGAATTACCACGAATGGGACGTTGTACGTTTGCCGTACATTGATTTGCCCGTTGGTTCGCACTATTACACCGCCGTTGGCGACCAGTCCGCAATCATGGGCGCCGCAACCGCCGATTTGACGTGCGCCGTTAAGGAGTATTTCGGATTTTCCGTTGACGTGGCGTATATGGTTGCTTACAACAGCAACCCGGGTACTGTGGCAAGCCCGATTATCAAAGCCGAGATTGCCGTCCGCAATCCAAACGAACCGTTGGGTATGCCTGTATATGTAACCAACGCCGGGGAATTTCCCGCCGGAGGTGCGGGCGCATAACGCCGGAGCATAACGAATTGTTAAACCGAGGGGACGGGGTGGTTATCCCCGCCCCCTTTTTAATTCATTGATATGGAGAATTGGAAAGTAATAAACGATTTCCCTAATTACGAAATAAGTAATTTCGGAAATATACGCAATAAAACAACATTGCTTAAAATAGTTCCAAATAAACAGGGCTATAACATTGTAGTGTTATGTAATGGTGGTATTCGTAAAACAATAAACGTTCATCGTTTAGTTGCGGCGGCTTTTGTCCCCAATCCCGAAAACAAACCATGTGTTGACCATATCGACGGCGACCGAGCCAATAACCATGCGGACAACTTGCGTTGGGTGACAGCAAAAGAAAATTGTAATAATCCAATAACAAAATCCCGCTTACATAAAAAGATTGGCGTATATATGACGGGGCGATTAGGCGGATTGCACCAACGAGCGAAAGAAATTGCGATGTATTCCGCTTGTGGCGATTTAATAAAAACCTTTTTATCCGTAAAAGATGCACAACGGGAAACGGGTTTGAATGATAGTAATATTATTAAATGTTGCAAGGGAATAAAAAAGACTTGCGGCGGTTATATTTGGGCTTATGTATAGACTTAAAGAAATACAGGACGCATTATTGCACGTCGTCGGGTGGGAACAGTCATACGACCCGGCAAAGGCGATAGACGACAAATTAACGCAGACGGAAAGCGGTTTGACCTTTCAAGGGGCGCACCCCCTTGTTACTTTGGATAATGTCCGGGCAATCGTCCCGGATGATTTCGTTTTTCAATATCCGGTTTGGAATATGATACCGGAATACAAAGCCGGGGCAAAGGTTCGCCACAACAACAAAGTTTGGATTGCCGCACGGGACAACCAAAACGAGGAACCGACCGAAAGCGATTTTAACGACGATTACAACGACGATTACGGCAACCCATATTGGCAACCGTACAATTTCATTTCCGATTATTTGGAGCGGTTGACCCGTAACGGTATTGCGCAAATGGTACAAACATTCACGCAAATAAAGGGATTGGATAAGGAAACAAAGAACCTATTGGAACGGCGCACGTTCTTTGACGGTGCGGGACGTATCCGGGCGACGTTGCCGAATAATCATAAATTAGTCGGGTTTGAAATTGTCCCGGTTCGTTCTATGGGCGTAACAATGAAAATCGAACAAATCGGGTTGCAAATGACGGGCGCAACCGGGGTTGTTCGTATGTATCTTTTCCATTCGTCCCAAATTGACCCGATAAAGACGTTTGATTTGAATTTTACGCAGACAAACGGCGGTTTTCAATGGTTCCCGTTGAAAGATTGTTATTTGCCGTATATCAGTACCGGAAACAACGCCGGGGGGTCGTGGTTCCTTTGTTACAACCAAAACGATTTGCCCGCCGGGATGCAGGCAATTAACATGACAAAGGATTGGAGCCGGGAGCCGTGCGGGACGTGTACGGGTTACGTTGATTTGGAGCGTTGGCGGGAAATAACCAAGTATTTACAGGTATCCCCGTTTATGATGAACGCCCCGGAAACATTCGACGAATACCCGGAGTTGTGGGATATTGCGTTGACGATGTACACCAATACGCAGAATTACGGGTTGAATTGCGAAATAACCGTTGGTTGCGACCTAACGGATTTTATCATTAAGGAAAGGCAGATTTTCCAAACGGTTATCCAACGACAGGTCGCCGCAATCATGTTGCGCACGTTGGCAATGAACCCCGATGTTAAGGTAAACCGGAATCAAGTAAACGCAACCCGGTTAGAAATTCTTTACGAATTGGACGGCAACGTTGAGGGTCGCCCCGGCGGTTTGGGTTATGACCTTAAAAAAGCATACGAGGCGTTGCGGTTGGATACGCAGGGTATCGACCGTATTTGCCTTACTTGTAATAACCACGGTGTAAAATACCGGACAACGTAAGATTATGGCGGGGTTAAAGTCAATACAGGATTTACGCAACCGGGTTGCCACGTTCAACAACGGGTTATCGTCCGGCGCATACATTCAACAAATCATTTGGGACAATGACGCCTATATTGTTGATATGAATGCCGAGGAACAATTGTTTGAACAAGGTATTAACCGTTTGGGCGTGGATATTATGGATTACGCCCCGTATTCGCCGTTGACGATAGCCATAAAGGAGGAAAAGGGACAACCGACAAACCGGGTAACGTTACGGGATACCGGGGATTTTGAAGCGTCGTTTTTTTTGGAAGTCGGCGACAAACAGTTTGAAATAAAAGCGTCGGATTTCAAAACGGAGGACTTAATAAAAAAGTACGGGCGGCAAATATTGGGATTGACGGACGAAAATATTGCGGCGTTGATTTGGCAATATATATTCCCGGACTTAATGAAGAAAGCAAAAAACGTATTATATGGCAACGAATAAGAGAACAACCCCTATAATTCCCAACCCGGTTTTAATCGACCGGGTTTTGGGGAACATACAAACCGGGTTAATGGATAACGTCGATTGGTTGGACGTCGCATTTGGGCGGGCGCAACGTATCGCCAAAGTGATACAGGGCAAACGCTATTATACCCCGAACGTATATGCGGGCGGGACGGAATGGAGAGGCGACAATGATTATATCGACGTTTCCCCGGATGCCAATATTGGCAATTTTTCGTTCTTTTGGATAGACGACCCGCAAACGGTCGGTTGGGTTCCCAAAGAGCAAAGCGAGATTAAAGCCCCGTTTTCTCTTATTGTTTGGTTCGATTTGCGCAAGGTTTACCCCGGTCAACTCAACAACCGGAATACCGAGGCATTGAAGAACGAAATATTGACCGTCCTAAATGGCGGTTTTTGGCTGAAAGACGGGACGATTGTAATAAACCGGATTTATGAGTTGGCGGAAAACGTGTACCGTGGGTTTACGTTGGACGAAATAGATAATCAATTTTTAATGCACCCGTTCGGCGGTTTTCGCTTTGAGGGTGTATTGTCAGTTAATCAACCTTGTAACATTTAACGATATGGTAACTTTCATTATTTGGGTTTTGGTCGTGGCAACCGTGGCGGCGTTCCTGTTGACCCTGTTAAAAAAGTGGGGCGTTATTGAGTACGTCCAAGTTCACGGCAACGACTTTTTTGTTAAGATGTTCAATTGCGGCTTTTGCTTATCATGGTGGGCGGGGGTCGTTTTGTCCGTCCTGTTTGCTATATGCACCGGGAACCCGGCATTGTTATTGGTTCCGTTTTGTTCAACAGTCATAACCCGCATACTCTTATGAAAACGACAAAGATAGGGGAACGGGCGGTTGTGTTGTACGACAGTATCGACGAATTGCCGATTTTGCGATTTCACGCATATAACAAAATGTTGCTTATCGACGCCGGGGTTGGGTCGGATTTGAACGATTGGGATGCGCATATTGAAAAGGCAACCCGGTTTATCCGAAAGGAAAAGCCGGATTTGGCGGAAAAGGAATTGGATAATTTGCGGCAAAACGTTTATTTCGTCCAATCCGCCATATCGCCAAAGTATTTGGCGTTTGCCTGTTTGGTTAAGTCCGTGGACGGAACCGAATACAACGATATGACGGCGGACGGTTTGCAAAAGGTATTGGATTTATTCGCCGATGCGCCGAACGCCGAGTTGACCGCCCAATTGGAAGCGGTCAAAAAAAAAATAGATGAAGAATTGCAATTGTATTTTCCTAAACTATTCGACGACGCCACGGTTAAAGAGTATTACGACCAATTGAAGCAACGCACGATGTTAATGTTGGATGCGATAATAAAGGGGGACGAAAGCGACAAACGGGAAGAAATAGACCATATTACGACGTTGTTGTTGACTTATACAAAACCCAAATCGTTTAGCGGGTCGGATAGCGTGGAAATACAATACGACAAGCAGTTTGAAAATATGTGTTTGATATTGTCCCAACATTTGCACGTAAACCCAAAATCGTTTACCGTTTTGGAATATTACAACGCATTAGAATACATTAAGGAGCAAGCGAAAAAAGCAAGCAGAAAAAGCCAAAATAAGGCGATTTGAGGTGTTTTATTTTTCAGACGATAAATTATACATTTGAGAAAAGAAAATTGATTGTAGGGCAAATTGCCCGAAAATAACAAAAACAAATAGTCGGATATATGGCAGATAACAACAACCCAATTAAATATTCTGATTTGGTAAGCCCCGATAATTCGATTACTGATTTGATAAAGCAATTGGATGAACTTTCAGACGCATATACAAATGCGTTGAAAAATATTAGGGCGGAAGCAATTCAGTTGGCGGCGGTTCTGCAAAAGGTTTCCGGGGCAACCGAGGACGGCAGGAACACAACCAAGAAAGCCGCAGACGATGCGGAACGTTTGGCACGTGCGCAACGTGATTTGGCGTTTGCAGAAAGCGAGAACGCCAAAAAGTTAGCCGAGTTAAAATTGGCACAGCAGGAAGCGAACCAAATTAATAAACTGATTGTGAAAATAAATCAATCCGCCGAGGGTAGTTATAACCGTTTATCGGCGCAATATTCATTGAATAAGATTTATTTAAACAACATGACTAAAGCCGAACGGGAAAACACCGAGGAGGGGCGAAAATTGGTTGCACAAACCAAAGAAATATACGAAGAAATGAAACGTTTGCAGGAAGCAACCGGGAAATTTCAATTGAACGTCGGAAATTATACGGAGGCGTCCGACGCAATTATTGCGTATGGCGACAAATTAAAAGAAACGTTAGGTTTAAATAGCGCATTTGGCGAAAGTCTTTTGGCGTTAGGACGTGGCGGGGCTGAAAGTAAAGCCGTTTTTACAGCTATTGGCGACGGGGCAAAAGCATTGGGAAAAACTTTGTTGGGATTACTTTCAAACCCGGTTTTTTTGGCGATTGCCGGAATTGCGGCGGCGGGTGCGGCGTTTAAATGGTGGTACGATTATAACGCCGGGTTAGTTGAGGCAACGAGATTGACGCAACAATTTACCGGGAAAAGTGGCGATGATTTGAAAGCGTTTAGAAATGAGGTGCAAGCCGTCGCCGATTCATTCAACGCAGATTTCCGGGAAACATTGATTGCAACAAACGCATTATCAAAACAATTTGGTATTTCTGCAAATGAGGCATTGCAGTTGGTTAAGGATGGTTTTTTGTCCGGAGCCGATGCGAACGGGGAATTTTTAGACACGTTGAAAGAATACCCGGCATATTTCAAAGAGGCTGGAATATCAGCAGACCAATTTGTTGCGATTGTAGCCCAAACAAACAAAATGGGTATCTTTTCGGACAAAGGCGTTGACGCAATTAAGGAGGCAAATTTGCGTTTGCGTGAAATGACGACGGCGACGGCAGCGGCTTTGGACGGTATCGGTATTTCGTCGGAACAAGTTCAAAAAGATTTGCAGACCGGAACCAAAACAACGTTCGATGTTATACAAGACGTTTCCGCAAAATTGGCAGAATTGCCGGATAATGCGGCAACGGTCGGGGCTGCAATTGCAGATATATTCGGGGGTCCCGGAGAGGACGCCGGATTGCAGTATTTGCGCACGTTGAAAGATATTTCAACAAACATGGATGAAGTAAAAGGGAAAGCCGGAGTTTTGGCGCAATTGCAGGAGGAACAATTGCAAAGCCAAATTGAGTTGCAAAACGCATTATCCGGGTTGTTTGACGCAACCGGAGGAAATTTTGAAACGTTGACAACGCAGGCAAAAGTTTTTGTTAACCAAGGATTGACGGCGATAATAAAAGGGGTTATTGATGTTGTCAATTACTTGATTGAGTTATACAATGAAAGTGTTTTGATACGTGCAATTTGGAATGGGATTGTTGCCGGATTCAAAACAACATTTGATACGTTGGGAAATTTGTTTGGATTCTTTATTGATATAGTCAAAGCAACCGGAACCGCATTAAAGGGGGCGTTTACGTTAGATTTTGACGACGTAAAAAAAGGATTGGCAGATTATGCAGCAGCGTACGGAAATTTGGTTAAAGCCCAAGTTAAAGACATAACAGAAAATTTCCAAGAGGGTTTGGATGGTATGCAAAAGAAAATAAAACCGTTAACAATCCCGGTTTCTGTTGGAGATACCCCGACGCCACAAACAGACAATAAGCCCGTAACGACACAGAACCCAACCGTAAAGCCAAGGGGTAAAAGCGATGCGGAAAAGGCAGCAGAACAACAAGCAAAGCAAATTGAAGCGGCATATAAAAAGAATTTGGAAGCAACCCGAAAATTGCAGGATGCACAATTGCAGTTGGAAACCGACGAATGGGCAAAGCGTCGCCAACAAACGCAATATCAGTATTCCCGCCAAATTGAGGATTTACAACACCAATTGCAGACCGAAAAGGATTTGAACGAAACCGGACGTCAAGCGATAAACGCCACAATTACGGCGTTGGAACAGCAACAAACCGAGGCGTTATTGAAAATCGAACAAGACCGACAATTGCAGGAATTAGCGTTACAGAAAGAAAGCATTGAATTACGTTTGCAAGCAGTCAAAGAGGGAAGCGAGCAGGAAAAACAATTGCGGATGCAGTTGTTGGAAAACGAAAGACAAACCGCATTATTACAGAACCAACAGAAACCGACCGGGCAACAGCAGGACGCCGCGGCGATTAATGCAAGTTTTGACGCAAAGGGAGCCGGAATTGCGGACGAATATTTGCAAGCGCAATTACAGATATTCGACCAACAACAAGCGTTGGCACGATCGGAGTTTGATTTGTTGAGAAATTCAGAAGCCCGGAAAACTCAATCCCGTTTGCAAGCAGAAAAGGAACGTTTGCAAAAGGTTTTAGAATTAAATCAGCAAGCCGCCAATAAATTGTCTGATGTTGAGGTACAAACAATTCAAAACACTATTAAAAAAATAGACCAAGAAATTGAGCAATCCAAAGGGGAGGAACGAGGAACAGACATTTACGGTTTGTTTGGGCTTAATTTGGACGACGACCAAAAAGAGGCAATTAATACGTCTATGCAATACGCATTGGATGCGTTAAATACATTCACGGCGGCACGTGTTGCCGCAGCAGATGCAGCCGTTGAGCAAGCGGATAAAGAGGTTTCCGCCGCACAATCGGCGTTGGATGCAGAATTGGAAGCAAGGGCAAACGGGTACGCCAATAATGTTGTACAAGCGCAAAAGGAGTTGGATTTGGCAAAGAAAAACCAAGAAAAAGCGTTGAAAGAACAACAGAAAGCGCAAAAACAGCAGGCAGCAATACAAACATTGCAGCAAATCGGAAACATGGTAACAGCAACGGCATTGATATGGTCGCAATTAGGTTTCCCGTTCGCAATCCCGGCAATCGCTGTTATGTGGGCTTCATTTGCCGCCGCCAAAATTAAAGCCGCACAAATGAGTAAAGCCGCCGAGGGTTCGGAAAGTTACGGGGACGGTACGGTTGAATTGTTGGCGGGCGGTTCCCACCAATCCGGCGACGACGTGGATTTAGGAACCAAACCGGATGGAACCCGGAGGCGTGCCGAGGGCGGGGAATTTTTCGCCGTTATCAATAAACGTAATTCCCGCCGTTTCCGTCGTTTAATCCCGGACGTAATAAATAGTTTGAACCGGGGAACATTCGCCCAAAAGTACCTTAATGCCTACAATACCGACGGCGTTAATGTTACGGTTCAACAAAACAACGCCCCGGATTTGCGGGATTTGAAAAACGATGTAAGGGAGATTAAAGAGCAAAACCGCCGCCGTCGTTACGTCGATGGCAACGGCAATGTTATTGAGGTTTACAAGAATTTGACACGTAAAATTAAAAATTGATATGAACCCGATTTATAGACATTCATTTGTAAATGCGTTTTTGGCAAACGGGGCGATAAGTAACACGACCGGGAATATTAACGGGAATAATACAAATTACTATTATACCCGTACATTTATCCCGGTTAGTAACGTGTACCCCCGCAAATTGTATCAAAACCATACACCGCAAGCGGGCGGCACATTTTACGATAGTAACAAAAAAGTAATTGGCGGTTGGGGTATTGACCCGCCCGCCTCTAATACTGAATTTGATATACCTAACAACGCCGCATATATCCGGTTTAATGTAAGCAAAGCGCAATACGCCAACGGGACGGCATGGTTGAGATTGGGAACGTTGGACGCCCCGAACGTCTTACAAGGTCAAACCGTGCATCCGATTTATAAGGACGATTTGGCAAAGGAGTACGAATTAGAAACCAACCAACGGTTTTATCGTGCCAAATTATCCGGCAAAATTACCTTTGTCCGGGATGATTACGACTATATAAACCGTCAATCGTTCGACAATGAATTTTTGTATTGCATTGAAAAGAGCGACGACGGCGGGCGTACATGGTTCCAATACTTTCAAGGCAAGTTTATGAAAACCGATTGTACGTTTACGGATTACGATAAAAAGGTTGTTGTACAACCGGACGCAATCGACGATTATAACGACGTGTTGGCGGGATTGGAAAAGGAATACAATTTAATAACGTTAGCCCCGACAATCCAACGGATAACGATAAACAAGCGTCCATTAATTCAAATATACGTTCCGGGGGATAGTGTTGTTTCTTGTTTTTTGGGCGGTACGAATTGGGAACAAGACGCAAACGCCACGACCGACCAAAACGCATTAGTACAAACCTATCATTTTGCTTTGTGCAATATATTGAAAGAAATACAAATTACGTCCAACGGTTCCCCGGCGGTAATATCCGGGCTTTATACCGGACGAATGGCGACGGGTGCAAGTGCGGACGTATTCGAGGGGAAATTATACCCGGAATTAAACGTTAATTATTATATCTATATTTCACAACAACGAATAAACGGCGGTTTACCGTTTGGAATTGCATTAGTTGAGATACGCCGACAATCGGACGACGTGGCAATGTTTCGTTATTCAAAAGTCACAACGTCCCCGTTTGATACGTTGGAGTTTGATTTAACCGCCGTTGAGGGTTCCGGGGCAACCGGGACAATGCACGCCGATATGAAAAGTTACAATATATATGCCCGGTATTTGTGCGATGTGGAGAAAATCGACGACCTTAATACATATCCATTGCCCGCCGATGATATAGTTGATAATAACCGTAATTATAGGCGTGCGATTGGTTACGCAATCGACGTGGCGTTTATTTCAAACAACTTTTCAGACACCCCGGCCGAGTGGGGATTAGCGGACAACGGAAAGTATTTTGCGCCGCCCTATTCCATTTTCGGACAAACGTTTTATCCAATCGCCCGGTCAACGTGGCGTTATGCGTCGTTATGGTTTGGATTTTATTTGATGGATTGGATATTAGAGGAAAAAGCCCGAAAAGAATATACTTTGCGGGATGCGTTCCCGGTTGCGTCTTGTATATCTGTTTTGCTCAATCAAATTGCACCCGGAATTACGCATGAAGCCACGGCGGAATATAGCCAATTTTTATACGGGGGAAACAATCCAATATCCGGGTTGAATTTCCGGTTGCTTGTATCGCAGAAAACGAACATTATAAACGGCGAATATCAGCAACCCGCACAAAAAGCCCCGACGACCTTACAACAATTTACCAATATGTTACGGGATTGTTTCAAATGTTATTGGTTTATTGAGGACGGCAAATTTAAAATTGAACATATCCAATATTTCCGCAATGGCGGTTCCTATTCCGGCGGGGTTGTGTTAAGCCACGATTTAACAAAGGAATTGAATTTGCGCAACGGGAAACCGTGGGCGTTCAATACGTCGGAATATTCGTTTGATAAGGTTGATTTGCCGGAACGTTACCAATTTAAGTGGATGGACGACGTTACGGCGGCATTTGATGGTTTGCCGATACAGGTAATTAGCAAGTATGTAACGCCCGGAAAGGTTGAGGACGTAAACGTATCTAATTTCACGTCAGATATTGATTTGATGCTATTAAATCCCGGCAACATAAGTTCCGACGGGTTCGCCTTGTTTGCCGCCGTTCCGCCAACGTCCGGGTCGCAATGGATATTACCGTTTACACGTCAAACCGTCAACGGGGTTGAATACTTTTTGCAAAACGGATATTTGGCGTTTATTAATCTGCAAATGCCTTATTGGATGTATGATTTACCCGCCCGTCGTGTATCAATAAACGGTTCCGAGGTTTACGCATACGGTATTGAGAGAAAGAAGAAACAAACGTTTAGTTTTCCGGCAAATGACGACCCAAACCCGATGCAGCTAATAAAAACTTATATCGGTAACGGTCAAGTTGATAAATTAAGCGTAAATTTGCATAGTCGTTCTATTAAAGCAACATTGAAATATGATACAGAATAACAATACAAGTGTTTTGCCGTGGTACATGTCAATAACGCAACAAAACCATAGAAAAAGTTACGCATACGGCGCAATTTACCCGTTATTTGCCCCGGCTGATAGATTGTTACCGTTTCAGATAATAAGAAATACACGTGCAAATAATGTTACGTCGGTTATTATGTACGATAAGAACGGAAAGCAAATTGCAAATATAACAACATACATGAGGGAAACCGGATTGCAAGTTATCCGGTTTCAGTCATTGGGATATGATGTAATATTATACCCGGCAATATTACCCATGCCATTAAATCAGTTTGACGGGATTTATTATTTGCAATTATCTGATGGCGTTCAAACATGGTATTCCGAAATGTTTACGGTTGTGCAGGACGTTTCCGGTTATCTAAAAATAGATTGGTGGGATATTGAAAATTTAGTGTTTGACGCCGGACAAATAGTTTATAAAAATCCGACATTCAAAAACACGTTATATCTTTGTACCGAGTTAGGAAAACCGGATTATGAATTTGAAGAGGACGGAGAGGAAAGGGACGGTTATTTTTTTCCGGAAAAACAAATTTCGGTAAAGACGTTCAAATGTACTATATTAGCACCGGAGTACCTTTGCGATGTTATGCGATTTATTCGTATGGCTGATTATATACATATAACAGACAAATACGGTAGGGAATACGATTGCGACACATTTTTAATAACGCCTAAATGGCAAACGCAAGGGGATTTGGCGAGTGTAGAAATTGAATTTCAGACGGCAACGGTTGTTAAGAAAATAGGTCGTGGATATTTAGGGGCAAATATTGGCGATTTTAACAATGATTATAACAATGATTTTAATAACAATTAAATTATCAAATTATGGGAAATTATGAAGAACTAAAACAAGCTATTTCCGACGTTATTAAAACAAACGGGAACCAAGAAATTACCGGGGCAATAATGCAAAACGTGTTGAACACGATTGTTTCAACCGTGGGAGCCAACAGAACCTTTGTTGGCATAGCAAATAAAAATACCAATCCCGGCACGCCGGACGGTAACGTTTTTTATATCGCTTATACGGCGGGGAATTATGTAAATTTCCAATCCAAGGCGGGTAATTTGACCGTAAACCCCGGCGAATTGGCAATATTATACAACGGGACGACCAATTGGGGTAAATCTGTTATCGGCATGAGTTCGGACGGCGTTATTGCGCTTGCGAACATAACAAACCAAATCAACGCAACCGGACGTTATGCGTACACGGATACGGGTATTGTAAGGGGGTCAAATGCGGGTTCCCAAAAGGTGTGTACATTTTTGGTTGCGGGTCAACCATACCAATTTACATTAACGCCCGTTGGAGGCAACGCCACGGTAAATATACAAGGTATTAAAGCCGACGGAACATTTGACATTATTGGCCTCATGACGTTAACGCCCGACGGGGAAACGAAGACCGTAACGCCAACCGAAAATTATTACGGGTTTACGATTTATTACAGTCCCCAAACAACCGCCACGTCTGTAAATGTATTGTTTGAAACTCCGACAACCGGGGGAATGGGTTTGCCGGACGGTATGGGGGACGCAACCAACTTTTACCCCGACCCGTTTATTGAGGCGGGTTCGAATATTAATGAATTGGAGGGCGTACAAAGTGTTTTCGTTATAGGAACGCCGGAATATTACGCCGACCGTATTGTTTTGCCCGTGGGTTCGTTTTTAGGGGTTTTATTGGATTTGTCGCAATTACCATATAATCCAACAACGGATTATCTTAACGCATTAATGAAAATTAGTGCGCCGGGCACAGGTCATTTTTTAAATGTGGCATTTGACTCTACAACGTTGAATGCCTTTGTTCCAGTCGCTGAATTAACGGCCGACCCGCAATTTGACGGTTGGGTATCTTTTTACAATGTAACCGGATGTTCGACGTTATCCAACCGTTGCCGTGTAACATTCGACAACCGAAAAGGTACACAGCCGTTAACGATTTACCGTTGTATGATGTGGACGGGTCAAGATGTAACCCCGTTCGGTATGTTCGCAAAACAGGCGTGGAACGCATGGAAAAAGGTAAAAGATATTCCCATTAAAACAATTAATTACGCCCCGTATTACAACGAATTTAATTTACAGGGTTCAGCAATGAATGTTGTAAGAACACGCACAACGTTGTCTTATACGGTGAACAATGCCGGATCTACTGCATTTATTGGATATGATTTCAAGTTGGTGGATAGTCCGTTTGAGATTGGCGACGTTATCGGTTACGGTGCGGATAATGTGGTTGTAAGTAGTGCAACAGTGGCCGTAATGTATTGCATATTTTACAATGATTCAACCGAGATTTCCCGGTTAGCGTTACAATTAAAAGCAGGCGGTTTTTGTACTCACTCCGGCACAATTCCGGAGAATACAACCCGTATATTGATACGTTACCAAATTAGTGGCGTTGGTGCGGCAATATCGGTTGGCGACAACTATTTGACAAAAGGCGAAATAAACAAATTGAGCGAATGGGAACGCCAAAGCATAAAGCGCGGGACAACTGTAAACACAACCGCCGCCGTTGTTTACGTGGATGCGGTCAACGGAAACGACACGAACCCCGGCACGACGGAAAGTGCCGCATTAGCGACGTTTGCCGCCGCATTTTCCAAAACAGGCGTTGATACAACAATTATATTGATAGGGGACACGACCGAACGTTTGAATATCAAAACCAAGTCAAACCAACGTTCCGTCCGTCTTATCGGTAAACGTGGATTAGTTAACCGTATCATTTGCGGAACAAAAATTGATAGCGGAACATTAGTTGCGGGTACAACGAACGTTTACCAAACCCCGTTGTCGCCCTTTTCAGCTGCCGACCATTTCCAATTGTTCCAACATGAGGTATTCGACGAAAGTACGTTGATACCGGACAACGAACGCCACCCGTTACAACGTGGGAAAACGTACCGTTGTGATAGCACAAAGATAACCCGTGTTACGTCGTTGGATGCCGTGAAAACGTCCGAGGGTTACACGTTCTTTTATGATACAGACGCACAAATGTTGTACGTCAAAATCAAAGAGGGTACAACGTTAGCCACCAACCCGGTTTACATTCCGGGCGGTTCCGGTATTTCCGGCAATGACGGTTCCGTTGCTTTTGAAATGGTTAATATTGAATGTTGGTACGGTTCAATTTCGTTAAGGTTTTGCCACGGCGGACGGGCGATTGATTGCGCAGCAAAATACGCACTTGGCGGCGGTGCGTGGTCGTGGGATGCGGCAATTGGTGTGGAATTGATACGATGCGAAGCGGCACGGGCGTTTAGCGGTTCGAGTACCGGGGACGGGTTCAACGCACACAGCACAACGGCTGACCCGGCATTGGCGAAACATACCGTTGCAACGTTGATTAATTGTTGGAGCCACGACAATAACGACGACGGATATAGCGACCACGAACGTTGCGAAACAACCATTATTGGCGGATTGTTTGAATACAACGTAAAAGCCGGATTAACGCCCGCTTATGGTTGCCACGATACGATATATAACGTCTATTGCCGTAAACAGGTTGATAACGGTATCGCATTAGTTGGAAGCGCAACGGCGGCGGAGGGCGGCAGAGGTTCGCAAATATTCGTTATTGGGTGCATTTGTGAGAACAACAAAAATAATTTTTACGTTTCCGGCGATAAGTCCGGGAAGGATGAAAATTTTGGTAAGTTCGTAAATTGTATATCTTTGAACGGGACACAATACGGGTATTTGTGCGGAGCGAACGCCCGTATTGAATTGAACAATTGCACGGATAGCGGAAGCCCGACGGCAAAAAGTGGCAACATAGTAGTCAACAACGCCGCATTAGTTGAATAATTAACCGAGGAAAGGGGCGACAATAAAAAGGTCGCCCCGTACCGATTTAACCATTTGGAAAGTATGCAAGAACGTAACATTATCAACGGAACAACCACGGTTGACAACCGCACGGAATTTATGTTGTGCGAGATTATAAAGCAATAACCAAAACGGGGGCGGTTTACCGCCGCCCCTTAACTCTTATGGACGATATGGATAAAATTTTTAGTTGGGAACAATGGCGTATGATATTCGCCACGACCGCAAGCCCGTTATTTGCATATCTGGTCCCGACGGCGGGGTTTATGTATGCGTTAGTTATTATGTTTGCGTTCAACATTTGGGCGGGAATGAGGGCGGACGGCGTGGCGATAAGGAATTGCAAACGCTTTTCGTTCCATAAGTTTAAGAACGCATTGGCGGAATTGCTTTTGTACGTCGTTATTATACACGTCATTTATTCCGTTATGTTGCAATGTGGCGACGACGGGGCGGCAATGATTGTTATTAAGTCGCTTACATACGTGTTCATGTATGTATATTTGCAAAATGCGTTTCGCAACTTAATTAAGGCATACCCGAAGAAAATAGCCTTACGGATAATATACCATGTTATCCGGTTGGAATTTACACGGGCGTTGCCGTCTTATTGGCAACCAATAATCGAGCGTTTCCAAAAGGAAACCGATGACGATATTATTAACGATAAAGAAAAGGAGGTAAGAAAATGAAACCTATTGTTATTTTAGACAACGGACACGGCGAAGAAACCGCCGGGAAACGTTCCCCGGTTTGGGGCGACGGTTCCCAATTGTTTGAATGGGAGTTTAACCGTGACATTGTACGCCGTATTGCGGCGATGTTAAAAGCCGATGGCGTAAAGTTTGAAATTTTGGTACCGGAGGAAAACGACGTATCATTGCCGGAACGTTGCCGCCGTGCAAACGTTATCCACGCAGATTGCGGCAACAACGCCGTTTTGTTTAGCGTTCACGGAAACGCCGGAGGCGGCACCGGGTGGGAATGTTATACAAGCGTAGGGGAAACCAAAGCGGATGCAATCGCAACCGTACTTTGTGAAGAAGCGGAAAAAGAGTTTGCCCCGGACGGTTGGAAAATGCGTTTTGATTATGTGGACGGCGACCCGGACAAAGAAAGCCAATTCTATATTCTGAAACATACGGTTTGCCCGGCGGTATTATCCGAAAACTTTTTCATGGATACGGAAAAGGATTGCCGTTTTATGATGACGGACGCCGGGCGTGAACGTATCGCCAAAATTCATTATAACGCAATAAAACGTATAATATGAAAAACTATCTAATAATAGCGGCAATTGCTTTGGCGGTTGCCGCCATTGCGACAATATGGGTGCAACGTTCCCGGATTAATGAGTTAACCGGGGAAAGGGACAAATACAGAACCAACACGGAAACGTTATTGCAAGACGTTTCCCGGTACCAAACAAAAGATAGTTTGAACGCCGCCAAAGTTGGGGTTTTGGAACTGAAATTGTCAGAGTTTGAAAGATACCGGGCGAGCGATGCGGAGTTGATAAAGACGTTGCAGACAAAGAACCGGGAGTTGGAACGGGTTACAACAACCCAAATGGAAACAATCAACGAATTGCGGGCAACCGTCCGGGATAGTGTTGTATATTTGCCCGGCGATACGGTTACGACCGTTTTACGATGCGTCGATATTGTCGAACCGTATTTTGAGTTGCACGGATGCGCCACGCCGGACGGACAATTTACCGGGACGCATATAAACCGGGATAGTCTGTTGATTGTCGAAACGGTGCAATACAAACGTTGGTTAGGTTTTTTATGGAAAACAAAGAAAATCAAAAATCGGCAAATTGATGTTGTAAGCAAGAACCCGGCAACAAAAATATTGGGCGTTGAGTTCGTAACCATAGAAAAGTAACTTTTATTGTTCATAATACCGGGAAACGGGGATTGTAACCAAGCGTTGCAACCCCGTTTTTGTT